AGAAGGATAAGCACAGAATCCCCAACAATACGTTTTGTTTTATTGTTGGTCAGTTGCTCCTTGACCCAAGGCATATTTACTTCTGGCATCTTTCTGTCCTTTCTGACAGTCTTTCTTATCGTACTAGAAGCTGGCTGTATTTGTCCAGAGCTAGTTCCGTCTTCTCCAGAGCCTCTACCTGTGTAGGTATGGATTCTCTGTAGAAATCTTTTTGCGATTGAGCCGTTTCTAGTCTCTCTATCGGGCTCATTGCCTCTATTGTTGAAGGTAAATACGCCCATTCTGCTCCCAAATTTGATGTATATCTCCAGTCTGTTACAACTGGGACTCCTACTGACAGTGAATGTGAAATAGAGATTGACCACCATGGCTGGTTATTTTTATGAGTACTAACTAAAGTACCTACAGAGTTACGCATTCTAAGCATAACAGTTGCAAGATCTTCATAGTTACCCTGTCTTACTGGAACAGCAGCAATAGTTAAATTATGTAATATTTTTCTTGTCCAAGCACTTTTATATGAATCGGCTACCCAATATTCACCAGCACTGGGGTCTACCAAGTCTAAGCTTGAATCTAAAATAAAACTATCGTAGCAAATAGGAATAATAGAGTCTTCAGAAAGATTAGGTATTACTGAAGAAATAGTCTCTTTAGAAAACCAAGGCATACTGGGTACAATAGTAGTAGGCCATTGTTCATCATATAAATACCCACAAAAATTAATAATTTCTTCTTTATTGGTTTGTGACATAGCTTCAACATACCAAGGACGTCTTTCGTATAAAGGCTTAAAAAAATCATCTGTATTGTTATAAAAATTACCGACAGTAGATCGCAGCTTTTGAATATCTGGGTTATCTAAAATAAATCTAAGCTTTCCAAGATTTTTTGCTTTGTTAGCAACAGAAAAAGCACCATAAACATAGTTAGCTTGAAAACTTGATGGAGATACTAAACCTACATAAATTAAATCGTACATATCTAGATCTTGAGTAGAGTAATAAAAGTTAGGTTTTTCTAAATGAACTTCATGCCCCAACTGCTCTAGAGAATTTTTAAACAGGGAAACAAAACTTGGAAACCTCTCATTGGTCTTTTTTGAAGACTGAGGCGCTGTACATCCTGTCAAAAGTATTTTCATTTTATCTTTCTTTTTCTACTAGATTGCCACCCAACAGTATTTGCTGGGTGGCACCCTAGTAAACGGATTAGAACGGTGATGCTGGCGCTGCTGCAGGAGCAGGAGCAGGAGCAGGAGCTGGTGCAGGAGCTGGCGCTGCTGCTACAGGAGCCGCAGGAGCTTCTCCACCTTGCATAGCAGCAATTGTCTGTGCACTTGGATAGTAGTTTTTAATTTCGTTCTTTTTAGCACCGTTATAAAGACGACTTCCAATTTGTGCACGGAACTTGCGACCCAAGAGGGCTGCTTCAATCTGTGCATTTGTAGGATTTGAGTCGAAGTAGTTACGACCAATACCCATTGCATGGAACTTCTTAAAAAGAATTCCGAGTGCTGCTGGTGAATCTGGTGATACAACTAAGTTATCCCATACAAGACGCTTGTTGTGAGCTCCGCCCTCAACCTGTGCCTTGACTTTAAACATAGTCTTTCCAGACTGTGATGTTGTTGCTGTTGCTTCTGTAACTACTAGATCGTAGTCACCGTCTGGTAGCGGATCGTAGTTACCTGCTTCTCCAGCGTCCTTGATGAGATCAGACCAATTTCTTGAACTCACTCAGTTACCTCTTTCTTTTTAGTAGATTGTGCTTCTTGTTTTGGACCAAAAATAATGTCAAGCATTCTTTCAATTGAAAGATTTTCTTGCTCAACAATGGAACCTAGACGACCCTGTACACGCTCTCCAGCTTCATACTCTGTAGTGCGTTCAACATACATACGACGTACTTTGTATGGAGGTTGAAGTGGATCTGGGTTAGGAACTGTTTCAACGTTGACTGCCCCAAGAATGTCATAAAAATATGGCGCTTGGATAGCCAACTGTCCTTGTAGATATGGACGGCGTCTTCCGTCTTGACTTGTTCTTGACATAGCAGTTAGTACTACTGCCTCAAGAGGATTTGTTGGATGCATCGTTAAGTCACGAAGATCACGAAGAAGTCCGCCCATGTGGCGAAGTAGTTCGCCCCACTGTTGCATCTTCATCTGTTCATTACCTGCAATGCTATCCATACACTTGACTTGCAACTCAGAGATTGAATCAATGATCAAGCTCTTAAAGTGATGCTTACCAAGTTGTAACCACTGATATGTCTTGATAACAGTGTCGTAATCACGGACAGTAACTACAACAGTATCCCAAGTACCGTCAGCAATTGGTGGCTCCTCACGGAGTGGATCCCAATACTTAACAACGATAGGTAGGAATCTGTGCCCACCTTCGACATCAAGCATTAAACGTGGGTATGGTGCTGTAACAGCAAAAGTTGATTTACCAACCTTTGACTCTCCATAAACCATAACCGTAAGAGAGCGTTGAATTTCGCCCATGGTCACTCGCTTCCTTTTTTCTCATCGTTATAGTACGCATAAGGATCTGATTCCTCATACATTTCACTAATTGCTTGTTCAGCGGCGCTTCCGTCGTCAAACAATGGACAGATAGTGAAAAACTGGCATTTCCATTTACAGTCTCGAGTCGGGTGTGGATATGCAACATATGAAGGATCAGATCCTTTATCTAATGCATGACGCACATTCATCAAGTCTGAGATTGTTCCGTGGATTCTATTCCAGAAAGAACGCATTGTAAAGATATTATGTCTAATTTCTACTTGATCGTAGAATGGGGGTCTAGCGTTTGCTGTTCTCTTTACTTTCTTTAGCATTGTAAAAATACCACCATCTGAACGCTCAGACTCATCACGCTTAGTAGATTCAAGAAGCATGTATGTCATAACTTGCTCGTTCATTGGCGCAAGGTTTGCAAAATCGCTTAAAGACCCACCAACGGTTTTAAAGTCACGGAACATACGCACACCGTCTGCTTTACGACGAACACGCATATCAAGCTTTCCTTGAAGCTCAACTTCACCATTAAATAAAGGAGCAATAATAGTTTCTTCTGTAGAAATCATTTCTAGTTCAGCATCAATTCCATTTTCTTCAACCCATTCTTCATAACCTTCTAGCATGATGCGCCCCATCTCAGCTTCTGCTTCAAGGTTAGATACATCTAGAAATTCTGAAAGAAGTAGTTGTTTATCTTTTTCTACTAAAGTTGCATGAGCATCTAGCAATGGAGTTCCATTAGCATAATGATCATCTAAAGCTGCGTGAATACGACTACCAAATGCAAGAGCACCCGTCATATCTCTATATTTAGGTTGCAAGCGTCGATAGTAGGTCAACCACCAACGTCGACGACAATCTTTAAATGTCTGTAATTCTGAGTTAGAAAGTCTAACTACTCCGCTCATAGCAAACCTGCCTTATCATCAAGAAGCAACTTCATCAGCTGATCCTTATCCCGAACAATTTGTTCGAAGTTGTCTGACTTTGTCTCTAGTACTTGTAAAACTCTTTCTTCAATCGTTCCCTCTGTTACATAATCCATAATCAAGATAGAGTCGTGAATCTCGCTACCAATACGGTGAACACGGTCTAAAGCCTGACGGTGATCTACTAATGACCAAGGTCTCTGTAGCATAACTAAACGGCGTGCCGTGGTCAAGGTAATACCAACCCCACCAGCTTGTGCCGTAAATAAAATCCATTTAATTTTTCCTGCTTGAAAATCATCTACAGCCTGTTGACGCTCATCTTCAGTTTGTGATCCTGTAATAAGTCCATGCTTAATTTTTGCCTTTGTAAGAGCAGCACTTAAAAGCTCAATTAGCTGTCTAGACACTGCACAAACGGCAACAGAATCATCCCCAAAGTCTCCATTAGAAATATCATCCATAAGAGCATCAACTTTGCAAGAAGGTTCTGTCAAAATAGTTTTCATTTCTCCAGTAGACTCATCGGTTTCCATAGTTGCATAAGCATTAGCAAACTGAACTAGACGAGTTGTTTGAGTCAAAATACTAGGAGCTGTCACTGCATCACCAGACTCTAACTCAGCAATCATCGTGTCACGCATTTGTTCATAAGCTTTCTTTTGCTTAGTTGACATTTCAACATCACGACGCTCATTCATAACGGGTGGAAGCCAAGGAAGCACAACTTTTTTAAGCATACGGCGCATATGAGGATTAACTGTTTTATAAAACTCATCTTGCATATGAGGCTTGACACCAATAACCATCATGCCACCAAAAGCATTAAGCATTACATCAATCATTCGATCAATCCACTTAGTTTTACTTGGCCAGTCTTGCGGAGAAAGCCAATGAAGAATTGACCACAGATCAACAACATTGTTGGCAATAGGAGTTCCAGTTAAGGCAAATCGAATAGGGGCATCTCCTGTGGCAGACCAGAGTGCACGACTTTGCTTACTCTTTGGGTCTTTAGATCGGTGAATTTCATCTGCAATTACAGCTTTAAAATCAATAAAATTAAGCTCTCTCTTATGGACCTCACAACGAGTCTCAGAGATAGTACTGTTTTGTCCGCCACAAGCAGGGCAATGAACTAAGGCAATAGAGCCGTATCCAGAAAGGCGAGAGTGAGATCGAAGCGATTCCCAGTTAATTATGTAGACATCTGCATCAGACTCAAACTGCTTTTTACGCTGTGCAGCAGTTCCCTTAATGACTTGAGTCTTCACACTTGGCCACCATTTTGTAAATTCACGAGCCCAGTTCTTCTTGAGAGTGTTTGGGCACACAATAAGTGCAGGAAAGACAGCCTCGCCATTGTCTTGAAGTTTTTTAAGGGCACGAATAGCCTGAGCAGTTTTACCAAGGCCCGGTTCATCGGCTAAGAGTGCTCTTTTAGCGGTTGCTAGAAAGGCTACACCAGCCCTCTGGTGAGGGAATAGGTCTTCATCGCCTTCATGTGTCTCTAGCTCACGAAGTGCGTTAGAAGGGCTTATACGGCTGTTTAACTCGTTTTCAGCCCATGTCTGAAGTTCAGGTCCAATAACTAAGTCATTACGGAATGTAGATCTAAGAGCAAGACATGTAGTCCAACTTAAAGGAACACGCCATACTTGATCTGATGCAGACCAAGATGAGCCCGGAAGGCTCTTACAAAGCTCTTTAAAACGCCAATCTGTAGTTATAAGGATATGGCTTTTGTTCCTATCTACTTCTACTGTAACTGGCACTTATCCTCCAATAATGTCTTTATGTCTTAAACATACGGTAGCAGAAATATTTTGCTTTTATTTTCAAACCGTGTATTAGTCTAGCAGATCTCTTGGCATCCAGCCACTTTTAACAAATTTAAGTAGGGCGTGTCGTAGAGCATCATTTGCGTGACCTTCTCCACCTTTATGCCAAATCCCTACCTTTTTAAGCGCTTCATTCGGGAACATGTTCTTGGCATCTGCAGGTGATTGAAATATAATAGATTCTGGGTTATAACCTTTAACCCTACATAGGTGTTTTAGAACCCCTATTTGCTCAAGACTGTAGGGAGCTTGAGAGTTACGGACTGTTTGAGCGTTAATAGTAAAACGCTCACAGACAACATGAAAATTTGCATGAACATTCATAAGACCAACATCAATCATCTGAGCAAAAGCTTCTGGCCCAACTTCTACAGAAAAATCAATAACAGGTTTTTCTTCTTTAACTTCTGACCATTTAAGAAGTGCAACGCCGCTTGCTTTTCCTGGATCAACAGAAAGAATAATCATTTGTACTTTTCACCCCAGTTCTCCATAGGACCATCAACATCAGCTGTAAGAGGCACAGCCCAACCTTCGGTAGTTGTCATACATTTCTTTACTATCTGTTTAATCTCTTCAGCATCTTCTCTAGGTGCTTGTAAAACAATTTCATCGTGTACTGGGACAATAAGGTGTTCAGTGAGATCTGCTTGATCTAACTTAACAAGGTTGCTCTTGAATACTTCAGCAGCGCCACCTTGGATTAGATAGTTAACAAGTGTGTAGACACGCTCTTCATCGCAAGGAATACGTCGACCAGTCCAAGTATTTACATATCCTTGACCTTCGTTACGAAGACGGGTCATACCTATATTTTCAATTTTCTTCTGGAATAACATCATTCCCGGATAGTTAGCATCAAATGAATCAGAGACAGAACGCATCTGTGGCTCAGGAACGCCAGCGGTAAGAGCTTGCTTAGCTACACCTGCACCATAAAGTCGTCCATAGACAACACCCTTGATGAGGTTACGACGCTTATCCGATTTTTGCATATCTGGCTCTTGATAAACCTGACGACCAATTTCAGTAAAAGGATCTGACCCAGTTGCATCTGCTTTGTGAAATAGAGAAATAAGGTTTGGGTCTTCAGACATAGAAGCAAACATACGAAACTCAACTTGATCTAAGTCAGAAGTGATTAGTACATGATCGGAGTCACGAGGTAAGAATGCTCTTCGTACTGTTTCATCTCCTTTGGGAAGAGTTTGTAGAGCAGGATCTGTAATGGACATACGAGATGTTCTAGCGCCTAAAGTCTTTACAGAAGGGTGAACAAGACCGTCAATAGACTTATTCATAAAGTTTAAGAAGTAAGTATTAGCAAGCTTGTCTGCTTTTCTTTGCTTTAAGACAGTCTCTGCAAGATTTTTAACTTCAGGATTTCCTTCAATACTAAGAAGTTTTAGTTGATCTTTACTTGCAGATTTTTGTCCAGAAGGAGTGTATTCATTAATTTCTGCACCAAGCTTTTCAAGAAGGCGCACTAGCTGAACATTGCTTCCAATGCTTACACCACCATAGGTAGTTTTAGCCCAATCTTTAACTGACTCTGTATAAGACATTAGCTCCTCATACTTACGCTTTGAGTAGTCAAGATCTATACGAGCACCATTAATTTCCATACGAGTAACAATCTTGCGTGTTGCCATTTCAAGTTCGTATGCACGATTGTATGGACCCTGTGGACCACATTTTTCGTAGAACTGTTCCCACAAACGCATTGTTAAAATTGTATCTAAAGCACCATATGTCCAATAAGGTTCAAAAGAAGTTGGAACAGTCCCCCAAGTCCAACCATTTTCTGCAAGTTTTACATCTAGGGTTTCTTGAAGTGCAGCAGCATGGCGATCAACATAAAGAGCCGATAGTTGCTTTAAAGCACCAGAACCAAGTGGATCAATAATATGAGCCATAATCATTGTGTCGTGTGCACGTTCCCATGGCATCTGCCAACGAGATTTAATATGAAACCATCGTGCTTCGAATGCAATATTGTGGCACACAATAGGTCCATCAAATTTATCCATACCTTCATAGAAGACGCCAGACCATTCATTCCAAGGAATAGACCAACCTTGCATTCCATCCCCTACTTGAACAAGTCGAAGATCTCCATGCCAAGGAGATAATGCGTGGTCACGAGGCATTCCTGGTTTTTCACCAGTTTCTGTGTCAATTGCAATAGCATTGTAAGGACGTCTCTCACCAAGCCAAGAAATAAATTCTTTTGCTTTTTCTGCAGAGTCAACTAAGTGGAGTTGAATTTCACTCAATCCTTGTGTCGTTTTGTTGTCGCTCATGTCGTCCTAACTTCTTATGGAATAGTTTCCACTCTATATGCTAAATCAATCTTTTCGTCATTCACGGATGCTTTCTCAAGAAGCCGCTGAGCAACGTTAGTAAGGTATCTTGCACCACCTTGGTCATATTTGTAAAGTGCATCAAGGATAGCCTCTGTATCCTCGCTTACCAAAGCCCAGTT